CCTGATATTGGTTTCTATAATACAAGAGATTTAAATATTCTTTGTAAGACTATTAGTCTGCCTGGTAGACAGATCTTAACAAGTGATAGAACTATCGGTGTTAAGCAAACTAAAGTTGCATATGGATTTGCAGCAGGTCCTGTAAGTATGACATTTAACGTCTTAAATGATTATGGCTTAAAGGAATATTTTGAACTATGGCAAAATAGAATAGTTAATAATGGTAATTTTTCACCAGCATATAAAAATACATATGCTAAAAATATACAAATTCTACAATTAAAGAAAGGCGTTGGATTTGATACAGATTTACAACTAGGGCCTTTTAGACTTGACATAGATTTGTTCAAAAGTGCTAATGTTGTATATGAATGTACACTTTTAAATGCGTTCCCGACTTCGATGGTTGATATAGCTTTATCGAATGAAGGAGGATTAGTTGAATTAACAATTGAATTTGAATACGATAATTGGAAGAGTGCTAGGTTCTATAACGATGCTAGTACAAGAAACTTAAGACTATTAGGAACACTAATAAATACAGTTAATAATATTGTAAATTAATGAGGTTATATTATGGCATTGCCAAAACTGAATGATACGCCAAAGTACAGCGTAGATATACCATCGATGAAGAAAACGGTTAAGTTCAGACCGTTCTTAGTTAAAGAAGAAAAAGTTTTATTATTAGCAATGGAATCTGATGAGGAAGATCAGGTACTCGGAGCAATAATGGATACTATTGAAACATGTATTATGGACGATATCGATGTCAAACAACTAACAACGTATGATATTGAATATTTGTTTACAAAAATACGTGGTAAATCAGTAGGTGAATCAACTAGAGTTAAACTTAAATGTGAGGCTTGTGAAACAGAGAACGAGGTTGTGATCCCGCTTGATGACATTAAAGTAATTGGAGATGATGCAGATCCATTAATCGAACTACAACCTGGTATGCAACTTGAAATGAGGCATCCGTCATACTACGAATTAAAGAATGACGAGCATATTCAATCAGGTGAAACAGCTGCGGCTACATTCGCAATGATCAGACATTGTTTAAAGTCTATAAAAACTGAAGACGATAATATAAGTCTAAAAGATGAGTCGGTCAAAGAAGTAGACGAATTTATAGAAAGTATGAATACAGAACAATTTGAAAAGGTCAGGGAGTTTGTAGAAACTATCCCAGCCATGAAACATGATGTAGAATTTGATTGCTCATGTGGGCATCATAATAAAATAGAATTGAAAGGAATGCAATCTTTTTTCTAGTATGTCTATCTCATACAAGCCTGTTAGATTACTACAACACGGTATTTCAACTAATGCAACATCATAAGTATTCGTTGAGTGAGATAGACGGAATGATACCATGGGAAAAGGATGTCTACATTAGTATGTTAGCTGAATTTATAAGAGAACAAAAAGAAGAAATGGCAAGGCAACAACATGGTTAAAACATCAAATGCACAGCAGGCTAATGGCCAAACTAAATTCGGTACCTTATCAAACGTTGTAGATGAGATTAGAGTAACTAATAAGCTTTTAGATAAGCAAAGTTCAGTTATTACTGACTTTATTAAAAACCAACAAACGGCCTCGGCCTTAGGTAAAAAGGATGCTTTAGAATCTGGTAGAGAGGGTAAAGGTAAAGGACCTCGGTTTGGTGCAGGCAGAATGCTTATGAGAGGCGGAGCTGAAATGACTGGTATACCTGCATTAGGTAGAGGTATGAAAATGTTGTTAGCGCCTATTACTGCTGGTCTAGGATACTTAATGCGTCCATTAAAGTTTCTAGGTAAACTATTAATCAAAGGTGGTCCTATAGCATTACTCTTTACAGGTATGTACATGCTATTTAAAGGAATAGCAGATAATCCTACATTTAACAAAACTATAGAATCTATCAAGACAACTTGGAATGATAAAATCGTACCGTTGTTTACTAGTATAAAAGAATCTATAAGTTCATTAATGGGTAATGCAGATGTTCAAGCGACTTTCGAAAGTATTAGAGATTGGTTTAGTAATTTTAAAATTCAAATTCAAGACTTCGTACTAGGCAGCCTTGCAACTATAACAGATGCAATTGCAGGAGTATTAGAAGGCATAGACTTATTACTCAAAGGTGATTGGAAGGCTGGTATATCTAAAATCGGTAGTACACTATTTAATGGCATTAAAGGTTTCTTTGATAATGCTATTACCAATATATTAGAAATGTTTGGACTAGACTTTGGTAAGGGAGGTTCTTTCCTAAAGGGTGCGGAGAAAATTATAGATTCATTACTTCTTAATATGACAGCTAAATGGAATGAATTTAAACAAGGTATTAAAGACACTTGGGCTGGTATGGTTAATTTCTTTACAGGTGATAGCGGTTATGTGATGACCACAATTAATAATATTAAACAGTGGATAACTGATAAATGGAATGGGTTTAAAGACACTATTAAAGCCACGTGGGAAGGCATGGTTGAAGATGTAAAGATGGCATTCGTTGAAGCAGTTGATCTTATAATTATTCAACAGGTTCAGAAAATAAAAGATTTAAAAGATGGAATGGTTGCGAAGTGGGGAGAGATAAAAGATTCTATGATGGAAGCAATAACCAAAGTTGCAACTTGGTTTGCATTTAAGCCTAAAGAATTAGGTTTAATGTTAGAAGAAAAATGGATTGAAACTAAAGGTAAGTTTATGGAAAAACTTGCAAGCTTTGCTGGAATGATTACAACGTTACCGGCACAATTAAAGCTAGGTCTGTTAGAATCACTCAAAGGCACATGGCTCGGTGATAAGCTTGTCAGTGATGATATGGTTGCAGATGCAAGAGCACAAGTTAGTTCAGGCCAAGCCTTCGCTGAATCTTTAGTTGCAAGTAGTAGATCTAAAACACAAGAAGATCTTGCAAGAATTGCAAAAGAAAGAATGGAATTAGATGCTGCAAAAAGAAATATGGAAAAAGCTGCTCAGGTTATGATTAACCAAAATAATGCTGGTGGCACAACCGTGAATACAACTAATTTAAATCCTAGTGGAGGCTCGGTAGCCGACCCATACGCAATGAGCTATAAATGGTACAATATGGGTCGACAGTAGCCGGTGCTTAGTCGGCGTTTGCCAACCGAGCGAAGTAGCTCATAGTGTCTTCTTCGCCTTCTTCCGATACCTGCTCAGCAGTTACCGGTTCTCTTGGTTCCTGTGGAATATGAGGATTAAGAACAGCTGCTGGTTCATTAGGCCGTGCAACCTCATCTAGAGATACTGCTGCGGCAACCGTTTGAGGTGCAGACATTCCAAGAATACTATTCAACTTAGTCTTTAGTTCGTCGTATGTCTTGTAGTTCTTTGGATCAGTCCACTCGGATAGATCGTGCATTTGATTATACAATGATTCTAATTTCTCATCGTTATCTGCTAATGCACTTAGCGATGCAAATTCAGATTTATCATAGTTACGATAACCTTCAACCTGACGAATCTTCAGTTTAAAGTTAGCACCTTCCCACATGTCGAACGGATTTACCGGTTCTTCATCTTGGAATTGTGGCTGCATCATATCCATAATCTTATCGAATATTTTCTTACCGTATTGATACATGAAGATCTTGCCTTCGTTGGCAGGATTACCTGGATCAGATACAACAAGAATGTTTGAGACATAATGAAGTCGACGCTTCTGCGTACGTGCTTTATCTTTGTCTGCTTCGATACCTGAGTTCCATAACAGTGAGTTCATCTCACCGACTGGATCGTTTAATCCAATAGATGTTAATGACTTCTCAATATACCATTGGCCTTGTGGACCTTTGAAACCATGGTCCCAATATCTGGCCCATGGTACATCTTGTCCTTCACCTGCTGGTAAGAAACGAATGACTGCATAACCATTGCCAGCTTTATCAACTGTTGGTTTCCACATTCTTTCGTCTGTATAGGATTTCTTTTCTGTGCTACCACCTACTGCTTCTGCAGCCTGTAGTAGATTTGATATTTGATCGCGATTGCGTTTTAAGTTTGCAAAACTCATATGTTACTCCGTATTACTGAAATGTTACTGAAATATTGTACACTGGATAATTCATAATGTACATAGTATTTATTCAAAAAAGCTATCATCCAGTGAATTTGTTTTAGGCAATAAATTAAGAGACATTGCCTCAGCCTCAAGTTTGCCCTTTATAATAGGGCTCACAAACTTTCGAACGTCTTCTGGTTCGATGTTGTTCTTTTCGCAGATGTCGAGGATAGCATCCATATAGGATAGCTTCTTCTGTACAACAGCCTCCTCGATCATCTTGCTAAATTTAGATTTAGATAAAAAATCTTCGGTCATAGGTCTCCCATCGTTAGGTCATCCCAAACTGTTCCGATGTCTGAGTAAAATACTCCATGAGTACGTTTAGCATTACCGTTAGCGTCATAAGCTGGAACTACGCTACGCCATTTTATTCTATTCTGTTGATACTCACCATAGTAGTCATCAATGTAATCACCATCACGTAAGTATCTTTCAAGATTACGAATATAAGCTTGATGACTAGCAACACGTGCTTCTGAACCTTTTGCTTTTTGACGAAGATCTTTACGAGCAGAAGATAATTCTTCACGCTGAGTCTTAATCCAGCCTTGTACTTTTCTAAAGTAGAAAGGATCGTCTTCACCTTTTGCTAATACACTTTCATGAATGTATTTGTATTGAGGTGGATTAGCTGCTTGCCTTTTAGCTCTAGCCTTTGCTAGTCTTTCACCTGCCGCTGCGCGCTGTTCAGGCGTCATAGGCTTTCTCTTTTTACGAATCTTAACCATAGTATTTCTCCTTCATAATATTATTCTATCACGTTTAAACGGATTTGTACACAGTTAAATTTATTTTTTTAGAGAGTGTGATATTAATGTCACTGTTCGTTTACACGAACTACTACTTCTTCACCATCCTCAATCTTTGTCATGAGAAAACCTTTCTCAATTAAGATAGTGATTGTAGTATCAATAACTTCGTTAGTCTGTCGTTCAGAGTGAGACTTACCTATCATGTACGCAATGCCAGAAGCAATGAGTAATAGACCCCACATTAATATTTGATAGTCAATGCCTGTCATTAATCACACACAAAACTGATTACATTAGCTGTTCTAAATGACCGCCAACCTTCAGCCTTTGTATCCCATACAGCAAGTACTTCTTCATTCAAATCACGTACTTTCTTTTGTGTAATTGGATCTTTAGTTGCCGATGGAATTATATCCTCTCGAAGAGTACAAACCATATTACGTTCTTCACCGTTTAGTTTTGTAAATATCACTCGACACCGTGATGTTTG